AATACACCCATGAAAGGAGGAATACTGTGGAATTTGTATTTCCGGTTGCCCCTTTGGGCAGCCGATCTTGCGCAGTTGTATGGCCGCGCAATTCTACAAGGCCTGAGCTCCCAAAGGGCTATCTCAAGCAAGGCTCAGCGGTACCTATTGCTGGGAGGTATATCTCCGGCGGTAGGCCTAGCTTAGACCGTGACTGTTTTCATGCGTCGTTTATAGCGGGACCAACATCAGTGTGGTCTGTGCCAACCGGCTATAAAGCTGGGTGGCCTATTGTCGAGTCGGGTATCTATAAATATAGTGATACTTCGACTGGATTACGACAAGTTGACTGCAACGATCACGGTACGACGATCACATTTAATCTGGGGGTATATGAGTATGATACAGGTTATTATGCCTTTATCTCGGGCGGAGCAGTCTATGTCTCCGGTCCCGTTATACCCGGGTCTGAGAGCGTGAGATTCCTAACCCTTACGGTAGGATTTACACGTAAAAACGATAAATCTATCGTTATCAATGCCTTCACATTTAACTCGAACGGTTATACGTTCACAGCCAAGCGTGGTGACTACGTCGGTCATATGATCAAGTTGCCACCTGACATTAGAAGTGAGTCGGACTTAATTAAGAGTGGCGCCTATGGAGCTGTATACAGCCAATGTGCGTCAGTTGTGGAGAGTACGCTGAATCAGTTTCGCGAGGATCTTTATTACCAATATTGCGGTTCTAATTATTCCTCTCAACTAGTTCACGCTGTTTACTCAGAGGGTTCGATGCCTGCGCTTGAAGATACGTTCGCATTCTGGGAGGGTGATCACCTTCCTGGACACCCTATTTGTAATCTGGTCGAGTCACAGTATTATTTACAGTGGCTCCAGCAGCATGCCTTGAAGGATGCCTACGATCAGATCGAGGGTACTTGGGACAACGGTATAACTAACGTTGTCGAGATTGCCGAAATGCTTCGTGACTTAAAGCACGGGAAGATATCTGTTCCAAGATCATGGCAGGACGCGTGGTTAAAATATCGTTATGTGATATCCACCGGTGTCTTAGACGCTCAAGAGGCAGCTAAAGGCCTCGCGGCGTCGAAGATTAAAGAAGCACTCGCAGCTTATTTACCTGTACCATATTATGGGACAAGCACAATGACGGTCGACGGAGTCGATATCGTGTGCCGCGTACGAATAGTCGTGCGTAGTACCATGCGTGATGCCCTTAGTAAAGCCTATGATCAGCTTTTAAACTGGGGGTTGATACCTGATCTATATTTGTTGTGGGATTTAGTACCATATTCATTTGTAGTCGATTGGTTTCTCCCGATCTCCGACGTCCTTGATATCGAGGATACGAAGAATCAGATGGCAGGTAGATTCGAAATTTCGAACTACTGTGTCTCCCTGGAGTATCAACGTGTAATTGGCGGGTATACCGTCAAAAATTACTCACGTTGGGCGGAAAGTGCACCGCCCAGCCTTGCTGGCTGTTACTGGTTTAAACAATCCGGCACGTCTAATAAAACCTTAATTAAAAGGGTTATAGATAGTGCCGCGCTACTATTTAGGAGGTAGTATTATGTCAAAGACAATTAACTTTCTCTATACTAACAAAGGTACAGAGAACTCTCATCATGTTGTAGCCGATTGTATCGGATTAACAACAAACTACTCATTTACTGCAGACACATCCGAAGAGTGTACCCTTGATAACAAGACGGCACCTATCGGCACTGAGCTGATAACATATCAGTGCAGAGATATTAAAAATGTTAATACCGCACTCAATGTGCAGTATCCGTCTCCAGTAAAATCAGGTGTTCAGTATACTATTAAATTGGAAGATCTTGCAAGAGTCACAGACACTACAGATGCTTCCTTCTGTGTTGATGAACCCATTGTAATTACTCTATCCATACGTCATCATAAAGCTGATTTGATCACTAATGATGTTGTTACGACTGCCTTTAAAAGGTTAGTCTCTTCAATTGAACGTACGAATGGAACTTTCCGCTTCGACGATCTTATGAGATCTGCCGAAAGACCGATTGCTGAATAATTCAGAATCAGAATGTGAGGAATTTTATGGAAAAATTTTATTTTATGGGAAGTATAGACCTCTCAATGAAGCAAGTTGATACAATTATCCGTAGAGACTTTTCCAGGGATTTTAATCCTGCTTCTAACCGCCTGCCTTATATAGTTTGTTTATCTACTTGGGCGACGATGATCGCCGACTATCATCAGCCTACCGCAGTAAAATTGATACAGACTGCAGTTGAGCACGGGCTGAAAGCTTGTATAGCTTCAGCTTCTAATTGTGCTGATAGGCTAGTAGCAGGCGAGAGTATTCAAGATCCTTTGTGGGGCCCCTTGTACTATTACGTCTTAACGCGTAATCAGTTCGGTTATGGCTTTGCAAAGCTGAAACCACTCCCTCAGGAAATTGATACTATACGCATAATGAACCAACTGTTAAAGTACCCTAAACGATTCTCGGCTAACGACGATAAGTCTTTAGCTGAATCCTGCGAGGAAGACTTCTCCAGACGACAGGGGCAACTGCTGGTAAATGAGCGTACTAAACACCCTTACTCAACATCATATGTCATTGAGCTTGTAAAACAAGTTATAGTTGACATGATGCCTTGGGATGAACTCTGTGAAAAACTAGAGACTTCCCTAGCGAATCGTGAGTTTCGATTAACCCCGGGCAGCGCGCGTGACGCGAAACCGATTTTAGCTAGTAAGCTATTTCAGATCGCTAAAAGTTGTCCAGACGCGCTTCCGGGAGTCTTTGGATACCAGCCTTCTTTAAGAGCTGGGTATCTAGGTAATCCAGACGAGTACGGAGATACAGTTAAGCTGTGTACCGTACCTAAGAATTACAAGACTTATCGTATGATCGCAATGGAAGATACATGGCGTGCAGTATCAGCACGAGCACTGGTTGATATAGTTGAGACCTACCTTCCAGAAGGTATTAAACTCCGTGACCAAACTTTTAATCAAAAGCTTTGTCTGTATGCGTCAATAACAAAGTCATTGGCGACTATCGACCTAAGTGCAGCATCCGACAGTATAACTAGGAATATGATATCCTGGTTATTCCCTGA